TTTCATCTAACTTACCATTTTTGTTTAACTCATCAGCCATTTTATATCCTCATCTATACTTTCGTGGTTCGAAGTCCTTACGGGTTCTAAGGGTTTTCGCTCTTTTTCTTCTGTATTCTGTGCCATCTCTAAAGGCGCGTGATCTGCTAAAGTATGTAGTAAAGATACCGCTATAGAAAGACTCATAATTAAATCATCATGTTTTCCCTCATCTGCTGTAATCTTACCATTAGCATCTACAATAAAGGTTAAAAGCTCATCTACGGTTCGTTTTGAATTTATCTTCAAGTAGTTGTTCCTAATATACTCCTCCATCCTTGCTAAAAACTCCTCTCGATTTCTAGTAGTGATTTGTACGCCAAAATCATTTTTATCATCTATCCAAAGGTTATCGTATTCCAAAACATTAAACATCCAGTCTATCAAGTTATTCCCAATTGTGTTTCTCTCAATGATTACATGGGCATTATTATATAGATTAGCTTCCGTATACAAAATTTGAGCAAGGTCATTAATCGGGGTTTTGTTAGAATAAAACTCGGCTACTTGCTCTCCCGTATAAGCATTAAAAATATGAAAAGCAGAGTAATCTCTATCTCTTCCTAAGCTAACATCTACTCCAATAACATATTCATGCTCTGCGGTAGGCTCTTTCCACACCCGCATTTTGTTATTGTATTTGATCCAATAATCCGTATTAACCTCTTCTACCAATCGCCTTAGAAGATAGCCCTCTAAATAGGTTTCACCCGTACCCAGAAACTCGCACTCATACTCCTGTAGCCATTGCTTTAAAGGCATGTTCCTTTTGGTAGTTGTTTCCCATTGATCCACATATAGACCCCTCTTCTCTAACTCTGTGTATAGATCTTCAAAGCCCTCCATTCGCTTATACTCTGGGTGGGATTCCCAATTAATATCAATAGCATTAAAAGAATTCTCCCCAGCTAAAGCTTTGTGGTACACATCATAATACCAATTACCAATACCATTAACGGTAGATAAGACAAAAGCACGACCTCCTGTAGAGATAATTGGGTATACAGCAGCCCAGATAGTATCAATATTTTCAATGAAAGCAGCCTCGTCAATAATGAGGAGTGATCCTGCTAGTGAGCGTCCCGACTGCTTACCAGATGGGCGAGATTTAATGGTGGACCCTGTGGAGAGTTTTAGAGTGTGCTTATTGTCCTCCACAATCTTAGGTCTAAGAAAAGTAGGAAGTTCATCATACATTAGTTTGATTCTATCAAGAATCTCAGTAGACTCGGCATCTCCTTTAGATAAAATTACAATCTGTTTATGCTTTTGAAAAATGGCTGTCCATAAGGATAAACCTGCTGCAATAGTAGTAGCTCCTGCCTGTCTGAATTTACGCAATACATTGAATCTATGGGTTTTAACAGCCTCTAGCACATCTACTTGAAAGGGGTAGAGCTTAAACGGAACTAGACCTCTCACAGGATGAGTGACCTTTATATAATTTGAAATAAAGTATACAGGGTCCTCTTTACATTTAGCAAATTCGTTAAGTAGTTCTGATTTATCCATAAGACACTCTATTATAGTACATGAAGATGTTCGCTATTATATGTACTAGGGATGTTAAATTGCCGATAATAACTAAGGCTCTTGTTAACACCTTATCTAGCTATGGGGTGGAAGTTAAACTCTTGGCAAAGCAGTCTTCTATATTTGAAGCCTATGAGAGAGGATTAAAGCTCTGTACTGCTAAGGATGAGGATATTATCATTTTCTGTCATGATGATCTACAGATCCTCTCTAATCATACACAGTTCATTGCCGCTCTAAGCACATGCGTTAAAAAAACAACAGGCATCGTTGGGCCAGCAGGGACCACTTTACTAGGTGAGGATTCCGTGTGGTGGAATCAGGACCACTGGGCTGCGGGGTATCATAGAGGTATGGTTAAACATAAAACCATAGTGAAGTTTCCCCCACATACGCACAAACCCGATCAAGTTCGTATCGAGGATACTGAGTACGGACCTTACGGACCAGTAGTAGTTTTAGATGGTTTATTTCTAGCTGCACGAAAAGAAGTATGGGTAGATGTAGGATTACAAAAACCTGATTACTTCGAAGGACCTTGGGATTTTTATGACCTTCACTACACAAGTACCGCTCACAAAAAAGGGTATACTAATTATGCCGTCCCCGTAGACTTAATTCATATGTCTAATGGGGAATTAGTGGGCAGAGATTCTTGGCATAAGAATAGAAAAGCGTTTATCGCTAACACTACCCTTCCGTTGTCAATATGATTGAGTGGATACTAGTAAGCTTTGGAATAACCTTTGCTATTACGCACGGGAAGATCTTCAAGACCTTTAGAGAAAAGGCAGCAGACTTACACCCGTTATTAGGTGATCTAGTCTGCTGCCCTTTATGTCTTGGTTTCTGGACAGGAAGTTTGCTTAGTCTTACTTGGAAAAGTATTACAGGAAACTTCCTTCTTGATGGCTTTTTATCCCTCTCATCATGTTGGTTGCTTTATGCAATCAGTTGGGCATTAGCCCTACATGATGAGAGGGTATAGTCAGCAACCGTTACTGCAACGCGCAACTCTGGGAAGCATGAATCGTTTGAGAGGCATTATTTTTCTCCTTTATTAGTTGTGAGATCAATTGATAGATCATAAGTAACAGCTTTTGTTCCTTTGAGGGATTTAAAAAGTCGTTTTGCAAGGTACACTCCTGCTTTGTGGTCTGTAGGGTAATGAAATCCCGCCATTATCCTACCTCCCCCACATTCTTCTGCTGCTTTAATTAAATTAAGTTTGTGTTCTGGGTATTTGTTTGCATAAATTTCAGCGATCAGTCTAGATTGGGTAGAGTGCCCGCTTGGGTAGGAGGGACTATTATTAGTTCTACTCCAAAGAACTTCAAACTCGACTCCAAAATAAGGAGCTAATTGTTGAGGTCTAGGTCTATTGTATGAATTCTTTAAAGTACTAATGATTATGGCACTCTCCTTCAGCACCTTGTCAATAAACTGTTTATCATACTTAATCCCAAACAAAGTTAGGTATGTTTTAATTGCGAATGCAGGATCTTTATCATGCTTACGCACACTTTTTTTCATACCATCCCCGCATAAATAAGTGGCTCCCTGCACTGTCAATATATCTTTTGCTGTAGCTAAACTAGAATTAATGGGAGGCACAGGGAGCCGAATAAATTTAGCACTATCGTTAAAGAGTGTTATCTCTCCTTTAGGTTTGCGTAACCTTTTCGAATAAACTAGACTGTCTACTGGCTCTTCCATTTAAATACCTCACACCCCACCTTTCCGATTGTGTTTCTCAATTAGTATAAGTTTTTTGAAAAATTTCATAGCTCTACCTCATTATTATATAGGAGTCACTAACCCGTAAGGGCTCCGAATTTTTTTTACTTACCTTTGCGTTCTCGCAAATTTCTTAAATCAGTTTGCGCGGCAGAGAAACCCGCATCGGGGTTAGCATTCTCGTAAGAAGGAATAAGTTCATCCTCCCCCTCCTGAAAGAAAAGAATGGTCATGTCCTGAATACACTTACGAATTTCTTGTAGCTCCTTATCTTGGCGCAGATGAATACTCTTATCTTCTTCCAAAGCACTAAGGCGTTGTGCGTGAGAATAAGTTTCCATAGTAAACCACCCAGCCACAGCTAGGCATACTGTAGTAATGATCTGGCCCTTATTGATATTAATTTCCATTATTCGTCCCCGTAAGGATCAAGCTTCATAAACTTGGTAAGATCTTCCAAGCGTTTCTGGGGAGCATCAAGACCACCAATAAGAGTATAAACAACTAGCTTATCCTTCCTAGGATCTTCGTAGATGCCTCGGTGAACCATAGCGTTGCCAGTAATAGCTGCCAGAGTAGAGAAGGCGTGTTCAAGGTTGTCCATCAAACCAGCAGTCTCTTCAAAGATTTTGGTCCCCCCTACGACCACCCCAGCGGCTGCTGTAGCGGTCTTGAGGTCAAAGCCCTCAGCTAGTAGGGTTGTTTCTAGATTGGCCTTGAGAGCCGTAGAAACCCCTGTCTCGCTCTCAAAATCCTTAACAGCCGTGACACCCATAATCATACAACCAGAAGACTTCATCACACTGTCATAGTCTTGTGGGTCAAAGGAAGTATAATCAGAGTTCTGAGTTGCTAGGACATTAAATATATGGAACAAGCCAGCAACGGTATTGTTAATTGTAGGCCAGAAAGCCTTTACAGTAAGCTTAGGATAAAGCTTCTTAATCTTTTGATTATCAACAATGATAAGGGGTGAGAACTTCTTTTCCTTAGCCATTGCACAAAGTTGCTTCATACGGTTATAAGCGTTCTTAGCCACAACAGGAGAAGCAGACTCACCAGTAGTTGGGAGAGAAGCAATAACTCCAATTCTCTCAGATGCATCTCCTTCTTTCCCTACATAAGTGAAATACTTTTTACACAGCTTGATTAAAGGAACGACAGACCCACCACCAGAACCTCCAGCGATGCCAGCGCAGATAACAATGCGATCTACATTCTCACCTACGATGCTCTTCAACTTATTGAAAACCTCTTGTTCCCTAGCTTCGAATGCGATGGCTGCTTTAACTTGGTCCTTGCCAGCACCCTGATCACCATAATGATCAATATAGAACTTATGTTCCTCAGGAATCTTTAACAAGTTTAGATCATTCTTCGCTGTGTTGATAGCAAGTGTTTTAGTGTAACCTAATTCGTAGAAGGCTTTTGCCATTCTTCCCCCTCCCTGCCCTGCACCGATAAAAGCATAAGTTAAAGCACCGTGGGCTTTATCTTCGATCTCGTCTACAATAGCTTCAATATCAGGTTCGAAGTCCTCTAAGGGGAGATCTGGGATATTAGCTGCAAAAATTTCTTTATATTCTTCGGGCTTTTCAGGCCCACTTTTTGTTTCATCTGTCATAATAAACTCCTTATTATATAGGTTACTTTTATTTGAAGAACTTTATAAATTCTAAGATCCATTTCAAATATTAGTACTATATATAATAGAGTAGCTAGAACTACTAATACCTAGGAGAATTAATTATGCCCACCCCCGTACCTTTACCAACCAATGCCAATTCCACTGGCCCCCCTAATATAGGATTTTCCGTTTCTGGAGGAGCCGCTGGAGTACAAGATTGGTATGTCCATGTTCAAACTGTTGATATCATGTATATTAGAAGGAATCAATACAATAGTAGTACAAGTAGTATTACTACTTCTCCCACAGTCACTTCAAACTGGATGGACATGAATTGTACTGTTCAGACTCAAGATGAAATTTATAAGAATGTGGCCTTCTCTTCAGCAGATAGTTCCTCAGGAAACTTATTCAGACCTCATGTTTTACAACTTCAGACTAACACAGGAACAAGTGGTGGTTTTGGAACGGATGGGGTTGTCAGTACCAGTTCTATGGGTATCATAAGGAGACCCGCTCTAAAAGATGCTGCTGGAAATTATTTAGATGTTACAGGAACCTGTACAAAAAATGTTAGTTTAGTAATGGATCAAATGCCTGGAGGGTATGACAGCACATATGATACCTCTTCTACTACAAACGGTATTTTAGCTCAAGCTATGGGACAGGTAGCTGTCGAGTGCCCCTCATTTAAAGCTACACTGGTGGACCTGTAATCATGATAGGCTTTAATGAAGAGGGAGATAATAATAAAACCTTTATTAACAGGGATACGGGAGATGCAGCAGAGTCTGAAATTTGTTATTGAACTATAACCCGAAAGGTTACTGGCACCGCGAAGACCCTCCCAAATGGTTCCACTAAAACTTTTTTAAGTATTATTATTATGGTAAGGTGCGAAAAAGAAAAGCATTATGATGAAGGTCCAACAATTTCAGGTAGTGCGGGTTTTAAGATATTTCATTCTTTTAAAAAGACCCCCTGCGAGGAGTGTCCCTGTGGCGGCGGTGGTGGCCCATGTGTTGCTTCCATGACAAAGAGCGAAGTATCAGATAACCCGCCTAAATGGGCTAAAGAAATGCAAGCAGGAGCCCCAGCGGAGCAAGTAGCTGAAACTATCAATACAGAGGTACAAGAGCCAGGTGACCCAATGGGATATGGTCCCTACAATAGTCAGGGTCATCCAAAATGTTCTTCTCCGGTGGTAAAAAAATGCTGCCCACCAGCCACCGCGAGTGCAGACTCTTTTGGAACTAGTATATAACTAACTCCTGTCGATCCCTTAGGGACTCCTAATTTATTTTAGGAGTCCCTTTTTTTTTCGGAGTCCCGTTACCTTTTTATAAAATTTTAGGAGTCCCTACCACTTAAGTACTGTGTATGAAGGGGGCTTGGGCCGTATGGGGTCCCCGCTTCGCCGTCAAATCCTCCGCTCGTTATCCCCGGCCCCTCGACCTAAGTACAGTATTGACAAGGGTTTACGCATGAAAGAAAAAGAAAAAAGCTATTGACATATGGCTATGGACTTGGTATAATACACACATGAAAAAGAACATCACAATGAAAAACATCCTCCTCGTAAGCCTTGCAGTCCTCTTCCATAATGCCCTTGCTCACGCTATCGTGATCATCGCAAAGATCCTCCTCATGGTCGCTTCACTCATCTCATCTCTTCCTGAATTTTTCTAAAAAACCTCTTGACAAACCCCTCTCCATAGGGTATAATATACACATGAAAACAATTGATCTAACTACCATTGACACCTTCACCCTCTCTCAAGAGGATGTGATGGATCGTCCCCTTTCTCAGCGTAGGGCTTACGCTCTTCGTCAAACCGCTTTGGATATGCAAAGGAAGTACGGAGGCAGCTATGCCTCTGCTCTTAGCATCGCTAAGGACTCACTGACAATGCTCAAGGTGGTGTGGTCATGATATACCTCTCTTGCTTCCTCGTCGGCTTCTGTGCTGGCATCTACGCTTATGGCAAGGGCTACCGTGCCCAGAAACCCTTCTACAAGGAAAACAACTAATGGAAATCTCCTTCTTCGATATGACCATCGACCAGATGATCGACCATTGTGCTGATGAAGGCATCGACACTCGCACCTATGCAGAACTCATTGATGAGATGTATTGGGATGGTCACTCTGTGATCGACATCAAACAACAAATCCAAGTCCTTGAGGGGAACTGCTCAATATGATCAAAATAATCGCTACAACTCTGCTAGGCTATGCGCTCTGGCTTACTCTCGCCTTCGTCGCCCTTAGTGGTGCGGTGTTCGCTCAATCTCCTCAAGCTGCTATCGTCTACAAGGACGGCACTATTGCAGGGGAACAATTCGCTGATGCTGTGAAGGTGAACATTCGCCCTAAGCTACGCAAAGAACTGTCTCGCTATGTGGCAGCAATTCGTTACGCTGAGAATGGTAAGCGTTACCAGTATGGCATCATTCACAAGCGTTGCAAGGCTGGTTATAGAAATCAGGCTGGTTGGTGTGCGGCTACGGTTCAAAAGAATTATGATCGTTGGGTCAAGGCTGGCTCTAAGGGTGAGTTTGTTGTGTTCCTTGGTAATCGTTACTGCCCCATTGGTGCAGACAATGATCCCAACGGATTGAATAAACATTGGATTGGTAATGTGAGGAAATTCCATGCACGATTTAGATGATGATGGTCTAGGATGTATGCGCGGCCTATGGTCATGCGCTAAGATTTATTTTGTAGTCCTTTGGTTCTATTGTGTTTTGAGTTGCAATTTTGCAAAAAGCCCCGGCGCTCTGACCTAAGTACTTATGTAGCAAGGGGTTAGGACGGAAAAAAGAACTGAAATTGGTCTTGATAACCCTTGACAAGCCCTCCATATTTTGGTACAATATACACATGAAAAAAGAAATCAGTTACACCATTTACAACCCCTTTTCAAGCCTTCCCATTATGGAGCGTATCCCTCAAGAGCGCGTGCATGACATGATGAAATATTTTGCCATGCTTACAGGCACTCCCGCTGATCAATTGGTCATCAAAAAATTCTCAACAAAGCCCTTGACAAGTGCCACAAAGTAGAGTATAATACACACATGAAAGACATCAAAAAGCTTGAACTTCTGATAAAATGGTTGACCGATGGGGGCTACGGTACTTCGTGGAAACCCTTGACCGAGTCGGGGAAATGCGTCCTCTTAGCGATAGAAAAGGATGCTGCCCTCTGGCGTGAAGCGCTCGTCCACCGCTGCGACCAAGAGGGTTGCGACATCCCCAAAAATCTTCGATAAACTCCTTGACAAGTGCCCCAAAGTAGAGTATAATACACACATGAAAAATATCCCCCTTACTGATTTGACCCTTGACCAAATGCGCGTCCTTATAAGCACCTTTGGCGTTGATCCTGAAATCCATTCTGAATTGATAGAAGAGATGTATTGGGATGGACATTCGCCCTTTGAAATCAAACAACAAATCGAAGTCTTTGAGGGGGATTGCTCAATATGCTAAAATCAAAGGATGATGGGCTAGATATTTTTCGTGGCTTTATGAATATGCTGCTAATCTACGGGCTTTGTGCTTGCGTTATTGCACTCTTTGTGTGGTTTTTGTAAAAAAGCCCCGGCGGGCCGACATAAGTACTTATGTGACAAGGGGTTAGGACGGAAAATAAATGAAAGAAATGCGGGCCAAGGGCTTGACAAACCCCTTTCCACTTGGTATAATACACGCATGAACTACGATAATAATACACGCATGAACTACGATAATAATACACGCATTGAAGACCTCGAAAAGATGGGCGATGCCCAGTCTGAGGTTGCCGCTGATATCGCTGCTCAAGAAGCAGCCGATGAGGTTGAACTTTTGAGCGATCAAGAAATCATTTCTCTCCTGTCTGAAGAGTTTGTCCCTCAGAATGAGGACTACACGGAGGAAGATGCCTACCGAGACTTTTGCATCGAACCCTACGAGGAAAACGATTGCGAGGGCTAGAAATTCTCAATAAAACCCTTGACAAACCCCTCCCAACTTGGTATAATACACTCATGAAAAAAGCCTTTGTCTTCGACCTTGACGGTACGCTCTTCGAAACTACCGCCCAAGAAATTGAGTCCGCTACTGGACACGCTCGCTACATCGAATTTGCCGATGTGGATAAGCTCCTGAACGAGTCTACCCCTCGCAGCCTTGTAGATCTGGCCCGTGAGGTTCAAGAAGAAGGCCACAGCGTCTACATTCTGACCGCTAGGAACTCAATCATCTACCCCGTGATTCGTACCCTGTGTGAGCGTTATGGTATCACCCCAGAGTACATCTTCACCGTGGGAGATCGTGGCTTTGATATCCCTAACTACAAGGCTGAGATTCTCGCCCAGTTGGCGATGAACTACCCCCAAACTTATTTCTTCGATGATGACATCGCCAACCTTGAAATGGCCCCGAAAAATATTCGGACAGTAAAGGCTTGACAAACCCCTCCCAACTTGGTATAATACACTCATGAAAGCAACACACACACATACTCGGAGGAGTAAACCATGCAGCTACTAACTGACGAAATCAAATCAACCCTTCCCCCTCTGTACAGCACAGAGAATACTCCCGTGCATGAGAAGCAAATCGTGTGCAAGTTTTTCAACCCTATGGGCGCGGGTACTTGGTACATCGCTGAGGGTTCCGAACAAGAGGATGGCGATTGGCTGTTCTTTGGATACTGTGACCTTGGTATTCCCGACTGTGCAGAGTGGGGCTATGTCTCACTCGCAGAGCTTGAGTCTATAAAACTCCCGTTCGATATGGGCATCGAACGAGATATACTCTTTTCGCCCACTCCCCTGGCTGGGGTTGTCAATATGACAATGACCCAGTTTGAAATTTAGAGGTAACTACTTATGAATGTTTCCATCAAGGAAAATAACGGGGTTTCGACCCTCTACATCGAGGCCCCTGTGGCTCTTCGCCCGTCCAAGTCGGGTAAGACTATGCTAGTCGCTTCAAGCGGTGGCAATGTCACCACGACTGCGATGGTGGACGGTAAGCCCGTCACGGTAGGCTTGAACGCTTACATCGCCAAGGGCTAACGCCTGAGGTTGGGTGGGGGTACGGTTGCCTTCGGAGCCATTAGGCGAGTCCAGCAACCAACCCCCACTTTTTTTTATTTAGTGCTTGCATTTTTGCAAAATGCGCCGGGGGCTTGACATAAGTACTTATGTGACAAGGGGTTAGGACAGAAAAAAGAACTGCAATTGGTCTGGAGAACCCTTGACAAGCCCCTACCTTTTTGGTATAATACACGCATGAAAAAAGCAAAATACACGCTCAAGCTTGAATACGCAGACGGCAGCCAAATGCAGTTCGGTAACCAAACGCAAACCGAGTGCTACAACCTCATCGAGCGTTGGCAGCAAAGGAGCGCGCGCTTCGTGGACGGAGCCTGGGAGGACAGCGCGGCCCTCACATCCTGGATGATCACCACGGGCAAGATCCTCATAATTTCCCCAAATTAGGCTTGACAAACCTTTGCCAATATGGTATAATATGTCAATGAAATCGAGTTTTACTAACCCTGTGCCAATGGAGGTACTTACCATGAGTGAGCGTAAACAACGCACACCCGCTGAAATCATCGCTGAGACGGAAGCCAAGCTTTCGCGTCTGCGTGTGAAAGCAGCGAAGCGGGATGCTATGAGCAATCCCGCTGTTGCCCCTCTCGTTGAGGAGCTTGACGCTTTGCGGATCGAAATCCGCGAGGCACGAAAAGGACTTGGGGAAGGCCCCCAGTCGTTCAATTCCCGTATTGCCAAGCATGAAGCATGGATCTACAAGATCCGAAACGAACGCTTTGCAGCCGAGGAAGCCCTGTCTAGCGCATCAGAGCGCAAAGACGAAATCGAGGCTGAGATTGTTTTAGTGATCGGTGGTCTGGTTTCAGATGGTCCCGCAGAATTGTCTGCGGATGCCTAATCAAACGGGGGAGAGGGTTTTCCTCTCCCCTCATTACTTTTTCATTAGGAGAAACCTACTATGCTTTCAAGCATCACAAATGTTGTGCGTTCCAATCAAAACGCTGTTATGATCCGAGTTGGTAACGGTAGTGCGAATCGCGCAATCTATACCATCTTTGACCTCAAGAGCCAGAGCAACACCTACACGGGTACGCTCAACTCTTGCAAGAAGGCGTGGAACCGTCACTACGCTAATTCCCGCCAGTATGTGACCAAGAACGGTGCCAATCACCGTTATATGGGAGCGTAAGTTCCAAACTCGTCTGGGCGAGTATAAAAAGGCTATTAGGCCCAGAGCGGCAGAGCAAGGAAGTAGGAGAGGGTAACACCTCCGATGGTTGCAACCCTTCCCTTGCTCTGCGAAGCATTCACTGCTGGTGTCAGCGGGGTTTTTTTATTTAGTGCTTGCATTTTTGCAAAATGCGCCGGGGGCTTGACATAAGTACTTATGTAGCAAAGGGTTAGGACGGAAAAAAGAGCAAAATAAGTACCCCTTTAGTCTTGCATACGGCCTAGAATGTGGTATAATAGGGGCATGAAAGAAAAAAAGAAAACCTTCCAAGTTCAATCGGTCCACAATGTAGTCCTAGGCACCAACCCCCTTCGGACTGGCAAGCGAGTCTGGTTCACAGGCACCCAT